GAGCCGGGCGTTCTGGCTGTACTGGGGGATCGATGACCGCCGGTTCCGGAGATCGGAGCACTCCCGCCGGTTCGAGCGGGAACAGCCGACTGTTTACTCGAAGCTGGTGGCGGAGCTGCAGCTCCGGCTTCTCCCTGGGGAGGCCGAGCTGCGATTGGGTGGGCCTTCACAGTTGGCTGCGGAACGCGCGCGCCTAGCTGTGATGCGGGAACGCCACGTCGAAGAAGACCGGCGCCGGGCGGCGGAGGATGATGCCGCCTTGGACGCGCTGATATAAATCCCTTTTGGGGCTGTCGAACCCCTTGACATCCTGTCGCTGCCGGCGCTACAGTGCTTTCCGTTGGACCCCTACAACCGCCACAACGGAAGAACTACACCAATGAAGAAGATGAACGCGACACGCCGGGCGAACGCCGCCCTGGCGAAGACGCTGCGCGAACTGGCGCGGCGGCAAAAAATCTGCAGGGTATTCGGGCTGAGTTTCACCTGCAACGCTGTCGAGAACGCGTGCAACGCCGAAGTCCGCGCCGCCTACGAGGCGACGTTCGGTTTCTCCCCGACGTTTGGATACCGCGGCGCATACGAGGGCAACGAGATCGAGCTGTGGACCCAGTTCCACGATGACGAGCGCAACGACATCCGCGTCCTGCTGCTCTGCTTCGCCGCTGCGATGGCCGAGACGGGAGACCTGCTGTAATGCCCGCCGACCTCGCCGTAGCCACACAGCTACCAACGCCGCCGGCCCTGTACGCCCCCGGCTTCATCCGCCGCGGCGCCGACCGGCAACGCGCCGTCATCGACGCCTTTGTAGCGAAATACCCCCAATACTCCAAGCTGCCGCCCGACGTGCTGGTGCAATACGCCGCCACGTACCGGGATGACAAGGATCACGCCTTGGAGCAGGAGTTCCGCGACAACGGCGTGCTGCACGGCGCGCGCGTCGACTACAGTCGGCCCGCTGGGCGTGACTGGGACGACGTGCCGACGTCCGACAACGCTTTCTCCGAGGAGGAACAGTCGTGAATCTGCGCTTTTTGCAGCTGCCCTATTGCTCACGAGCAATGGACGCTCACCCGAACTACATCATCGCGAGCGACCCGAACTGGGGTATGCCTCGTATCTTCGCCCTGCAACTGTTCGATGTCGCCGCTGGGGATTGGGTCGACGTCCCGGTCGTGCGTGCGGAGACTGATCGGCTCGATCGAGAAATGGCGGGACTATGACCATCCCAACAGCCGTACTGGTCGAGCGCCTGCGCCATCTCGCCGAGCGCATGCCGCGCCCGCACGACGAAGACCGCTACTACTCCGACCGGGAGTGCAAACAGCTGCAGTTCGACATCGAGACAGTCAACGCGGCGCTTGCTGCTTTGGAAGGGTCCGAACACCGCCGCACTGTGGCGGCATCATCAATCGGGCACAGCCGAGGAGGGCTGGAATGAGCGACCTGAACCACCAGATTCACCTTGCCCTGCGCACAGCCGCTGGGCACGCCCGGGCCGCGCACGACGCCATGTCGGCGGCCGACAAGACCTACGAGATGAAGATGAAGTCCGCTGGGGCGGCTGTGTACGAGGCGTGGGAGCTAGCTGTTCGCTCCCTGCCCGAGTACCAGGGCCGGAAGATCGACGACAAAGCCTTGGTCCGCATCTACGAGGGCACCACCCCCCGCCAGTGGTGGGACAAGCACCTGTCCACCATCAAGGTCGATGGGAAGCCCGCAGACCGCGAATGGGCGAAGCGCACCCTGCAGTGGCACCTTGACCCCGACGCCGCCCGCGCGCGCCGTGCGCAGGCTGTGGTGCGTTCTGCGGCCCATCATCGGAGGGTGAAGGAGGCGGCAGAGGCGCGGCCCCGGCACTCGGGGGGTTCGAACGCCCCAAGCACAGCCGAAATGAAGGCCGTCGCCGAGGCCAAGTGGGGGAAGGGCGACAGCTACCACCCGGCGCCGCGCCCGGCTTTCGAGCCGGGGTACGGCACCCAGTCGGCGTCGCCCCGGGACGAGATCGACCGGCTGTTGGAGCGCATCCGCAAGGCCGTGCGCGGGCTGTCCGATGCCGGGCTGTCCGAGGCCGAGGGCGTCCTGCGGGACACTGCCGAGGCCGTGGAGAACATGGAATGAAGATCGAGCGCGGCATCCCGCCGCCCCCGCCGCCCGACGCCAATGCACAGGTGCACCGGCTGGACGCCGAGGCCGAGGCGTGGATGCAGGCGCACGCGCCCGGCATCCTCAACGCATGGTTGAACACCGGCGATCCGTCCGACACCAACCACTGGGATGAAGCCGCCGTTCGCAAGCACTGGCCCGAACTGTGGACCCGCTGGCGCGCGCTGGGACAGGCTAAGGATCGCCTCAGAGTGCTGATGGACAACGAGTACGAACGCCGCCGTCCGCGCCGGCCCCTGTAAATTCTTGACCCGGGTTGACATTTCGTTTTCGGGTGCTACGGTGTACTGATGCTACAGCCACCGTCGCAACCCCCGGAGAAGCCGGACGCAGCACCGAAGCGCAGCGAGGCGGTCTTCAAGACTGACCAGCTGTTGGAACATCCGACCTGGAAGCGCGTCACCACGTTTTGGTTCGAGGGCGAAGACTACCAGTACGTGCTCGAAGCGATCCCGACTGTGCCCGGCTTCCAGCTGTCGATGACGGAGGCGGAGGCCCGGCGCAAGCTGTTCGGGCCGCATGTCGACGCCGACATCCAGAGGGTGTTCCTCTCCGAAGTCGCGCTGGACATGACGAGGCCGCACTGATGGCCGACTGTTACTACTCCCTTTTCATGCTCGTGGTCGACACGATGTGGGGCTACGACGCAGCAGGATGGAAGCACATGAACTCCTACCAAGACGAGGAAAATCAGTGATACGACCCAAGGTGTATCTCGCCGGCGCCATCGCCGGCCTGCAGTTCGACGACGCGACCGACTGGCGCGTGCAAGCCAAGCATGCGCTCGGCGAGCGCGGCATCGAAGCGCTGGACCCGATGCGCGCCAAGAACGCGCTGTCATCGAAGGGCCGCATCAGTTCCGACTTCAACGACTACGCGAACAACGGCGCCTTCTTCACCAGCCGCGGCATCATGACGCGGGACTTCAACGACGTGAAGACCTGCGACGCGCTGCTCGTCAACCTGCTCGGGCTGGTCAAGCCGTCGCTCGGCACAGTCATGGAGCTGGGATGGGCGTACGCGCTGCAGAAGCCGGCGATCGTGGTGATCGAGCGCACCGGCAACCCGCACGACAACCACCCGATGATCCACGAGGCGATGCGGTTCCGCGTGGAGACCATGGAAGAAGCGATCGACGCCGTGGCTGTGGTGCTCAACCGATGACTACGGGGATCGCAGCCTTGCTCGTCGCGATGGTCGGCACGTTCGGGTTCATCGCGGGAATTGCCGTGAAAGACGGCGACGACGGTGCGTGGTACGGCATCCCGGCGATCCTCGCGGGGATCGCTCTGTTCCTCACGTTCTTGTTCCGTATCTGATGAACCCCGAAGCGATCGACGCCGTCGCGACCGACTGGGAAATCGCAGCGTGAGCCCCGATACAGTCAAGACCGCTGCTCTCTTAGTGGAACAACTGGAATCCATCGACAAGGCGCTTACGGCCCTTACACCGCGAGGCGCTACCATGCTGCTAATCAGGGAGCCGGAATACCCCATTTCCACGAGCGTTGTGAAATTGTCGAAGGAACAGGCTTCGGCGGTTTTACGCGCAGTCCGCGCAGACGTCATCACCAAACTCGACCGGATGGGAGTGCAACCGTGAACCCCGACGCCACGATCAACGTCATGGTGGTGTACCCCGGCGGACGTGCCGTGACGTACGGGCACGCCGATGAAACCGGGTTCCGCCGCCGTATGCACAGTCAACAGTTCCCGAACTACGGCGCGGCCGTGCTTGCGGCGACCGAGTACGAGGAGCGCATGCGCGAAGACCGCGCGAGGAAAGCGAAGTGAAGATCAGCCAGCGCGAAGCCCAGCGCCTGCGCCGTCGCGTCGACGAACTTGAAGACCGCGAGCGTAAGCGCTTCGCTACGTGGGCGACAGCTGGATATCTCCCCGGCTGCATCTCGCTAGCAAACCGAAAGTTGGAAACCGACGGGTGGATGTTCGGCCGATTGCAGACCGCGCGTCGGCTCGGCTGTGCGCTGGTCTGTACGGTGGATGACTTCGGCACGCTGAACTACTACGCGGTGAAGCCGTGAAGGCGTACCTCGGCGCCGACCCAGGCATTGATGGGGCTCTTGCGCTGTACCTGCCCGGCAGCTCGGCCATCTTGCAGGTGCGCGACATGCCAGCGCTGAAGGTCGACGGAAAGCGCCGCATCGACCTGTGGTCGCTCGCTCAACAGCTGAGTCGGTGGGCCGACGAATTCGACATCCAGGCCACAGTCGAGCGCGTGCACGCCATGCCCGGCCAGGGCGTCACGTCCATGTTCAGCTTCGGGTACTCGACCGGCTCGCTGCAACAGGCGCTTGCATCCGCGCGTATCCCGTTTACACTGGTTCAACCTGCCACGTGGAAAGCCATCTACGGGCTGCGCGGCGGCGCCGAGAACAAGGCGGCGAGCGTCACCAAGGCCGTCGAATTGTTCCCCGACCACAAGGCGCTGTTCTTCGGCCCGAAGGGCGGCCCCAAGGATGGTAGAGCGGAAGCGGCACTGCTAGCCCACTACGGGAGCAAACTGCAATGACTACCTTTGAACAGTTCGTCGCCGATCGCTGGGGTGACGTTCAACCGCTGAGTCGCGACTGGCTGATCGCTACTATGGGACTCGGCGGGGAAACCGGCGAATGTTTGGAGCCGCTGAAGAAACATTATCGCGACGGCAAACACCCCGGCGAAGCCCTGAAGTTGGAACTCGGGGACGTGCTGCACTACTTGACTGTGATCGCACGTTCGTACGGATGGACGCTCGACGAGTTGATGTCGGCGAACATGGAAAAACTGCTAGCCCGTGACCGCAAGAAGAACGACTTCGACGTCTTCGCCGGCTTCCAACAGCCGCCGGGTTACACGAGCGACTTATGAGGGCAGACTGGCTCAACCTCGTCATTTATGTGCTATTCGCCTGCGCGCTGCTCAAGGGCGCTGTGATGCTCGCCGATCTTCTGAAAGGAATGTTTTGAACCACCTTCCCACCGACGCCAAGGCGCGCAAGGCACTTCCGCTGTGCACCGGCTGCCTGGACTACTTCCCCGACGCGCTTGCCGAAGTTGCCGAACTGTCGCGCATCGGCAACGACCAGCACAATGCCGGTCAGCCCCTGCACTGGTCCAAGCACAAGTCTTCCGATCACGGTGACTGTCTGCTGCGTCATCAGATCGACCGGGGGACGCGGGACACCGACAAAGTCAGGCACAGCACCAAGGTCGCCTGGCGCTCGTTGGCCCAGCTGCAGATCGAGATCGAAGCGGAGCGGGCCGGGCTGACTGTGCCGGCGTACCTCGCCAAGCTGAAGGTCGAGGCCGAACAGCCGCACCGCGACAACTTCCAATGACCTACCTGCCCGGCATCTTCTACATCCTCGGAAGCCTGTGCTTCATCGTCGGCACAGTCATCGCCATGGTGCTGCAAACGTGAACCGCCGGCTGTCGTTCTACAACACCGCGGCAGCTGCCGAGCACTACCTCGGCATCCGCTGGCCGGCGGCTGTGTGGCGGAATGTGCTGGAACAGGCAATCACAGACGCGATCGACGGCCTGCCACAGTTCGAGCTGCAAGGGCTGACCCATGATGAAGCGCTCCGCCTGGACGCCGATGTCCGCGTCGCCGCGCAGAACTGGCTGGACGACTCGGCGAACGAGCCGCGTCGATTCGTATGGGTGTGCGAACAGTTGGACCTTGACCCGAGCGCCGTGCGCGCCGCGGTCGAACGGAGAAAACGCTGATGATCTTCCATCTTTTCACCTTGCTGTTCGTCGGACTCAAGCTGACCGCCGTGATCGACTGGTCGTGGTGGTTGGTGTTTGCACCGTCCATTCTTATCGTAGGACTGCAGTTGCTTTTCTTGCTGCTCGCGATCATAATCGCGGCTGCAAAAAGTTAATTTCCCACCCAATTCACAGGAAGCGAATCAATCATGTTCAAGAAAACCGTCGAAGGTGTCATCGCGCAGTTTCGCAAGTCGGTCGCGGACCTGCAGCAAATCGAAGAACAGCAGCGCGCGGAAGCCGGCCGAATCGCCGAGAAGATCGGAGGCTTGCAATCCGACCATAGCGCGGCCGTTGCCGAGTCCGTGCGCGCCGGCAAGATCGCCGGGAACATCGAGAAGCTGATTTCGGCGTAGTACGGTGCACCCGGCTCTACAGGCGTTGCTGCGGGAGGCGTTGCCCTCGATGTACGGGGCGAACGTCCGCGTGGAGGATGAAGCGCTGGAAGGCAACGACGGCGGCGAACGGTTCATGAAGGCCGTTCGCCGCCAGTTGGGGGAACTCTTGGGTCGGCTCATCACCGACGAGAAGATTCTCAACGGTGCCGATCAATCCTGCTTCGAGATGAAGCCGAGCACCGAATTCGAAGCGACCGATTGTACCGCCAAGGTCCATGTGCTGACTCCGATGGAGTTGGAGTCGCTGATGAAGCGCGTGTTCGAGGCAGGGCAGAGAAACGCGACTGTTCCGGAAGTTGTACCTGCTGCACAGTCAACATGGGGCGGCGATCCATATTCGATGCCGACGCTACCCGATGAAGCGTATCGCCCGAATCCAGCGTGGGCGAAACCGTGGGAAATCCCCAAACCGATGTCGAAGGAACTCCGTAAGTCCATCGAAGAGGCGTACTACAAGCGTCACGGAAAGTATCCATAGGCCCTAAACAGTTTCAACTCGACGGCGCACAGTTCCTCGCGGAGCGCATTCGCGCTCTGCTCGCCGACGAGCCCGGTGTAGGCAAGACCGCCCAGGTCATCATCGCCGCCCAACAGCTGAACGCAGCGACCATCCGTGTCGTGTGCCCGGCTGTTGGCGCGGAGCACTGGCGCCGAGAGTTCGGCCGCTGGTGGAAGGGTGCGCTGCCGACTGTGGAAATCCTGTCCTACGACGACGCCCGTCGGATGGCGCGCGCCGGCATGCAGGGCAAGGTGTCGACTGTGGACGTGCTCGTCCTCGACGAGTCGCACTACGCCAAGAACCCGACCGCGGCGCGCACCATGGCTGTGTTCGGCAAGGGCGGGCTCGGCTGGTTCGCGCGCCGGATTTGGGCTCTGTCGGGCACGCCGGCCCCGAACAACGTCGCCGAACTGTGGCCCATGCTGCGCGCGTACGGCGCGACCAAGCTGGACTACGATTCCTTCAAGCAGCGCTTCTGCGTGGTGGACGCGCAGGGCAAGGTGCGCGGCTCGCGTGCCGAGGCGATGCCCGAGCTGCGTGCTATACTGAAACCGTTCACCCTGCGAAGGAAGAAGATCGACGTCCTGCCCGAGCTGGGGGCGATCGACATCCAGCCGTGGTACGTCTCCCCGAGCGCACAGTTCATCACCGACGCCGGGTTTGCCGACGCCGCCCGCAAGGAGGAAGCGGAGCTGCGCCGAGCCATCAAGAACCTGCCCCCCGAGGAACTGTTACACTTCCTCGCCGGGCACCAGGAGTTCTCCACCCTGCGGCGCTACAACGCGCTGCTGAAAGTCCCGGCTGTGTTCGAACAGGTGGTGTTCGAGATCGAAGGCGGACTGTTGGACAAGGTGGTCATCTACGGCTACCACCCCGAGGCGCTGAACGTCCTCGCGGAACAGTTCAACAAGCACGCCGACATCGGCGCCGTCGTCATCACGGGTGAGACGCCGAAGGGCGAGCGCGATGGGCTGGTGCAGAAGTGGAAGGCGCCGGGCGGGCCGCGCGTCCTGTGCGCCAGCATCATCGCCGCAGGCGTGGTGCTGGACTTCACCGAGGCGCACCAGGGGATCATGATCGACATGGACTGGGTGCCAGGGAACAACAGTCAGGCGATGCAGCGCATGCACCGCCACGGGCAGAAGTTCTCGGTGAGCATCCGCGTCGCCAACGCATCGCCGATCGACGAAGTCATCAACGACGTCGTCGCGCGCAAGACGAAAGAATTGACCGCAGTTTTCGATTGACATTCCTCCACCCTGTGGTTGAATGATTTTTCATTCAGGAGCGCCCATGAGCAAAATCACTTTCCCCGACTTCCCGAAGAAAATTTACGTCAAGGTCGAGGACGACAACTATCTCGTCGCCAGTGCCGACCCTTCCGACCTGACCGAGCAAGGCGTCGCGGTGCCCGCTGCCGAATACGTGCTCGCGCAAGCCGGCGTCGTGATCGAGACCAAGGTCGTCGTCACCGGCGGTGCCGCTCCGGTCCCGACCCCGCTTGGGGCGTCCGAACGCCCCGACGTGCAGCCGGACAAGAAACCGCGCAAGCCGCGCTCCGACGCCGGCCAGCCGCGCGGACCGTACAAGACGAACGGAGCCGACGCGGGGACAACTGCGTCCTCGACACCGGGCACTACCCCGGAGGCGGGTGCTGGGGGCGGCGATCCCGTTACCCCGGAGTGTCCCCCTGCCACGCCGACCGCAGCCGCGCCGGCTCCGACCCCTCCCGCAGCGCCGACTGTGCCGACGCTCGACGACGTGAAGGCGGCGATGTCGAAACTGAGCAAGGCGGTCAACATCGACGCGAACATCAAGATGCTCGCCAAGTTCGGCGTCGACCGCGCGTCCGCGCTGCCGGAAGCGAAGCGCGCCGAGTTCATCGCGGCCGTGCTCAAAGCTGCGGGGGTCGCATGAGCGGTCCTAACACCGACCCGCACAGCAGCGACATCTATTCGAGCGTTCGGGAGTCGGACTACCCAACGACGCCGACCGGCCCGCTGCTCAACGGCTACCGCAAGCTGAATGACGAGGAAATTGCGCTCGCCAACGAAGTCAAGCGGATGGGTTCGTACGTCGAACTGTTGATCGAAAAGCTGACGTCTCGCCCCGGCATCGACCAGCGCGCCGTCGCCATCGGTCGCACCGAGTTGCAGACTGGGTTCATGTGGCTGACCCGCGCCATCACCAAGCCGAACTCGTTCTGATGACCAGCTGGCACTCGTACCCCAAGCTGTTCGCGATCGGGCACCGCGCGCTCGCCGAACTGTTGCTCGACGACGTCGTAGTCGAGGAGAAGCTGGACGGCTCACAGTTCAGCTTCGGCATCTTCCCGGTGTGCGACTCCGCCGGCACAGTCGTCGCGCAGGAACTGAAAATCCGCTCGAAGGGCGTGCAGATGCAGCACGACGCGCCCGAGAAGATGTTCATGAAGGCGGCGGAGACGGCGCGCAACCTGTTCAACGCCGGCAAACTGCGCGAGGGCT